CTAACATGGCATTACATAACATGGTGATGGATATGTTACGTAAGATGGGTGTACAACTATTGGAGAGAAACAATGGATAAACAAGAAATGATTGATGAAATCAAAAGCGTTATGAAAGCTAACGAAGATAATCCTAACTGCTCTGTATTTTGGTTAGCAGATATGATTAAAGAGATAGTAGATAGTGATGATTTAAGGGGGGATGATGGACTTGACTAAAGCTTATGCCTCATGGCAGAAGAATCCTGATGATTGTATCAAAAGGAAAAAGCCTAAGAGGTGGGAATTAAAACTTAAACTTAATGAATTAAAAAAACAAAAGGAGAAAAAGTAATGGGAGCAGATGTATATTTAGAGAAGGCATACGACAAGAAGTATGCAGACCACAAGGAAACACTTGATAGTTTTCCTAAAGCTAATAGCGATGTGGAACTTACAGAGGCACAAAAGAAACACATGATGGATGCGTATGATGATTTATACAAGCAAGGCGATGTGTACTTTCGTGATTCGTACAACTCAGGTAGCGTACTGTGGGCGATGAACCTATCGTGGTGGGATGATATCTTGCCTATGTGTGATGATGAGGGGTACTTAGATACCGATGGTATACGTAAGTTCCTAGACATGGTTGAGGATGCACCTTTGCATGTGAGTCAGGGATTCCAAGACAACATGCCTAGCGAGTGGACGTATGACGATGCTATGAAGTATCTACAAAGTGAGGCAGACTTGCTTATATCTTTCTTACAGAAAGCTTTGGATACTAACGATAGATTGTCATGCAGTCTGTAAAGAAAACTACGTGGCACATTAAGCCACATAAAGTTAACATAGACTTTACAACTCCCGAACAGAACCAGATGCGGGAGAAGCGTTTAAACAATGCAAACGAATGGCTTCACAAATCCTTACAGACTGACTGTTTGTGGGGGATTGTGATAGCTAAACAAGTTTATGATGCTATAGATAACAAGGAAAACAAATGAATAAAGAAAAAATAAAAGAACAGTTAGCGGACATATCAGAGTTAATGTTGTATGTAGATAAGCCTTACAGGATTGAGGCACTACATGCTTTGTATACAGAGGTAGAGCCTGTAAACTTTTGGACTATGTTCCATCAGTATTGGAACTCAGTTGAGAATCCATCTGACTTCATGCACTTAATTAATGATATGTTTGAGTATGATGACATGGGTTTCAACTACGACATGTTACAAAGCGAGCATCGTTTAGGCACACTTGAGTCTGACGACAAGGCTTTCTTTCTTAGTTTGCCTGATGAATTTGCAGTATTTAGAGGGTGTCATAGCTTCAATGAGCAAGGGTGTTCATGGACTACTGATAGAAGTGTAGCTGAGAAGTTTGCACTACGTATGGCTATAGACAACGAGTACATACTGTTGCAAGGCATGGTACGCAAGACAGATATCATCTGTGCTTATGACAATAGGAAAGAAAAAGAAGTTGTTGTGCTACCCAAGAAGGTAATCATCGTGGGTAGAGAGCGTGCTAACGACCCTATACTTAGGGGTGAAGAGTTCAAGAAGTTCAGCGACACATCAAATGTGTATCACATGGTACAGACAGGCAGGTATAGGCAGTTGCAGAGCGATGAGGACTTGAGGTCTTTGGCTGAGAGCCATTGGATATTTGACATAGAGAGTAAAGGTTTAAACACAGTACGCAAATACGTACTGTGGTTTGAGGATTTAGTTGGTCTTATAGCAAAGCACAATCTTGATACGTTTGCACCTGCATGGTTTGCATCAGCACATGACAGGTACGTAACAGGTAAAGACATACTTGAAGGCGACCCACGTAATATCGTCAAGCAAGCAGAAGAACTAAAGCGTGCAAAAGAAAAGCTACACGAAATGAATGGAACTAAGCCGGCTACCAATGCTGAGTTAGATGCCATCATAGACAACGCAATGCGACAAGCAGAGGAGAATGATGCCAAGAAGAAATAAGTCTCCCTATTGGCTTGAGCAAGCCATAGATTTACGCAAGAGAGGTGATTCTTTAACACAGATATCCAACATAATCTTGCAACCGGTCTCAACAATAAGATATCAACTTAATCTTAATCTTTCACAAGATGAGTATGATGCATTATGTCAACCATCTAATCCTCCTGAGAGTGCAGAGCGTACCGCAAGGATACGTGAACTGCATGAGGAGGGTATGAATGGCAATCAGATTGCCAAGCTTGTAGGTGTGTCAAGGCAGTATGTATACAAACTCATTCGTATGTGGAGAGAACAAGAGGATGCTGAGTTAGATCGTATAGTAGAGAAAACAAACTTAGAATTAAATTATAACCAATGGAGGAAACATTATGCTAAGTAGAATAAGATCGTGGTTTAAACAATTTACCACAAGTGTTACTGCCACACGTAACGTAGCAGTTGGTGAGGTGTCTGATGAAGATACAAACTTATCAAATCAACAGAAAAAAGTGGCTGAAAAGATGGGTGTAAGTGATGCAGAGTATGCTGATATTACTAAACAAGATGCTAAGCCTGAGAGGGCAAGGACAGAGACAGGTAAGTTTGTGGCGGACGACCCCTCCACACCTGATGTAAATGAGGCTTGGAAGGGTGGTAAAGCACCTAAGAAAAAGTCTAAATAGTTGGGTATCCGAAGGCTTTGGAGTATCGCCCACTAACAGGGTCATACTCCAAGTCTACCTGTCCAAGACTGCCTGACTGTTTGAACCTCATCTTCTTCGTGTGAATCCGCACATCCCTACTTCCCTGTGTGAAGTCTCTTTCAACTATCAATATCACATCAGCCTTGTTTGCAAAGTTTGCACTACCGGCTATGTCATATGGTTCTACTAAAGGGAACTCACCATCAGCAGACCTGCGCATCTTACTCGGATGCGCTACGAAGAACACATGCACACCATACGTCAAAGCGAACCTTTTTATCTTGGACATCATCTGACTAACGTACTCTGTCTCGGTCATGCCTTGTGGTCTTTGATGGTCAAACTCGTTGTAGGGGTCAAAGATAACTGCGTTTACACCATACCTCAAGACCGCACTAATGCTTGCCTCCAAGCACCAATCTATCGTAGGTGATTCATCCTCAGACCTGATAAAAAAGAAATGTTGTGCCAACCAATCGTAAGCATCTAACAATTCTTCTTCGTCCATCTTTGGAGTCAACCCATCCCTTGTAGGTTTACCTACTTTCTTTTCTGCAAGCTTGTTTAGATGTTCGCTGACAGGGTTTTCAAAACTACATATCGCCCACTTATAATCGTGCATACGTGCCATGTTTACTGCGATAGCATCTATGAACTCAGACTTACCGCAGTTAGGCACACCGCTACATATGGTTACTTCTGTTGGACGCACTAGGAATATATCGTCAAGCGATTCAATACCTGTGGATAATCCTTTGCGCAACCCCCCCCTAAATAACTGCAAACCTTCTTCCATAAATCCATTTGCAGTATACAAAGACTTGATTGGATAAGGCTCAGCAGTATAAAAAGTTTGTTTCAATACTGTCCTGTCATGTTTACACAGTATCTCATTGCCATCTTTGCAACCATCCGGATAAGAAATGATGAAACATCTTTCCCTACCTATTCTTCTTGCCAACTCTTCACGACATTGAATACCGGCATCATCGTTATCAAGTGCAAGATAGATTCTTTTATACTTGTTAAAATCAAATGTGCTTAACCAATCCATCTTCCTATCGCTCGCACCATCAGGTATAGACAGTACGTTCTCTGTTATTAACTTCCAAGTGAGTGCATCCATCTCGCCCTCGCAGATCAGGATCGTGTCCGTTGAGTCGTTTAAACAATCAATTCCATAAGGGATGCGCTCACAGTCAGGTAGTTGGGCGTAGTGCTTATCAGGCGTGCGAAACTTAATATTGACAGGCACACCATCCTCGTTCTTGTACACAAAGGCAATACAGTCTTGACGTTTGTTGTTAACAAAGTGTGAGACTACACCTACTCCATGTCTGTCTGCGAAGTCTGTAGCTATGCCACGCTCGTTTAGAAATTTTTCTGCCCATGTACCCCTGACACTTTTAGTATTAGGTATTATGGATGGTTTCTTGGGCGCAACCTTTCGTATCTGTGGTGGTTTCTTCAATGACTCTCGCCATGCGTTGCCCTCCCACATACAATGATGGCATCGCCATCTTGCGCCTTGTTCGTTTATATTTATTGACAGGCATAGGTCTCGTTTGTTCTTGCGTTCATGTGAACACTCAGGGCATGTAGTTTTCTGTTGCCCTATGTCGTAGTGCCTAAGAAATATTTGTTTATCGTTTAGTTGTTGGTCTAGTGTCTTGGTTAGTTTAACTTCGTTCATGGCATCCTCTTAAATATATGTTTGCCATCTTCACCAAGCCTTCTTCCTTGCTCGTCTTTTTTATTTTTATCTTTGAACCTTGCATCCACATTGACTAGATAATTTACTGTAGACATAAACCATTTTTTTCGTGCCTTATCGTCAGCCTCTTCTGATAGCCAAACATCACGAGACATCAGGACTGCATCTAAGTTAGGTATATTTGTGAAGGTCGTTAGCCATTTGTCATAGTCGGCTTGACTCAGCCTTATGACAACACCCTCAAAGGCATATTTTTTATCCATATTTTTCTCCAATTTATTAGGACTTACTACCATGCTATTCTTAGAGGATTGAGTTATGGCATAGGTCTAACATCCCTGTGTGTAAACAAGGGTTAGACATTACACCATGCTAATCTCGTCAGACATCGCTAATGGCATCAGACTACCGCAAATAGTGCCTGATTCGTGTGCTACTTACTCAAATCTTTTGCTTTGAGGTGTACTGCGTTCACACTTTCGGTCTCGCATTTGGCTACGTACACATCCCATAGTAACCATCACATGAACAAACGCTATGGTCTTACCCCTCCGCTTGTTCTATTTACAAAATACTATAAAATGTATTTTGCGTGCAAGTTTTTTTTTAAAAAATTTGTGCGTTGATAAATTTTATTCATGTTTATCACTCCAATGAAAGGGGAAAGAACCACAAAGCGATAGCACTTTCCCCTTTTATTTACACTAATTTGTACAAAGGTTTGACAACTTTACACATTTGGTATTAAATATATAGCGAGAGTGTAATATGAAGTACAGTAACGTGAATAATCTACCGGATGTTTTTGCGAAAGCAGTCGTCCGTGATACGTATTCACGTGGCAAGGCTGACATATCTGCAACAGGACTACTCAAGCCACCTAGACAAGCGCACCTAGCATATCAACATGACGATCAAATCGTAGTCGATGTTTCCAAGCAAGTGTGGTCTCTGTTTGGAAGGGCGGTGCATCACATCCTAGAGTTAGGAACACTAGATGGTTATATCTTAGAGCAAAGATACTTTGCTGAAAGTTGTGGATGGACAGTCTCAGGTCAAATAGATGTACAAAAGTTAGACCCTCAAGGCATAACAATTATGGATTGGAAAACTCGTAAGGCTTATGCAGTGATGAATGGTCGCAGAAGTGATGTAGAGCAACTCAACATATACGCATGGCTTGCTCGCAAGAATGGTAGGGATGTATCTCAACTACAGATTGTTAACATCATTCGTGATCATTCGTCATTTGAGGCTGAAAGAAATCCTGACTACCCACAAAGCGAAGTTACTGTAACTGACATAGACCTATGGACATTTGCAGAACAAGAAGAATTTGTGCGTGAAAGAGTGGAGGCGCATCAGCTATCTGCCATAACCTTGCCTGATTGTACAGATGAGGAACGATGGAAGAGACCTGACAAGTTTGCGGTAATCAAGAGCGGAGGTAAGAGAGCGTTTAAACTCTATACCAATCAGAGGGATGCCGAAGATTTTGTTGAGGAACATGAGGATTACATCATAGAACATCGTGTGGGCGAAGCGATTCGTTGCCAAAAGTTTTGTGAAGTGTCTGCTTTTTGTGATCAATATCAAGGAGAATTGAATGGAAATTAATAATGAAACGACAAGTGTAAAAACTGAAAGTCGTACAAGTGAAACTTTAGGACAACTAGGTGAGGCTCTAGCGCAAGCGCAGTCCGAGTTTCCTACCATACCTAAAACAAAAACAGTTGAGGTACGTACACATGATGGCAAAAGCTACAAGTATAGTTACGCTGATTTGGCTGACATACTAAAAGTTATATCACCTATAACTAGCAAGTATGGTTTATCTGTTGTGCAGATACCAATAGTTAGTAACAAAGGTAATACCTTAGTTACAAGACTACTGCATAGTAGTGGCGAGTGGATAGAAAGTGAGTTGCCATTAAGACAACAACGTGATGGCGCACAGGCTCTAGGTTCTGTGTTGACTTACATGCGGAGGTATGCGCTGAGTTCTATGCTGAACATAGCTACAGATGTGGACGATGATGGGCAGATAGCAGACACTGATCATGTAGGTGCTGAGCCGGAAGTACAAACGCAAGCACCTAAGAAACAAAAGAAACCTGACAACACAGAAGATTTACATGCGTTTATTGATGGCTTGCTTGATGAGGCTAGAGGTAAAGATAGTGTCATCGAAGTAGAAAAACTTTGGTTAGCGAGTGCATCAAAGACTGCTGAGTTGCAAAGGCAAGATAAGAAAAAGTTTGATGAGGCAGTTGCCGAGTTGAAAAAGATCAGAGAAATCATAGATCAAGATGAAGTTTAACCGATGGGTGTGTGCTTTCAGCCACCCAATTCATCAAAGCTTAGTCCACTTTGGGTTAGAAATGGATAGAGTAAAGGGGGTAACAACTCACAAAACTAAGCCCTCTTTACTCGACTTGTTTAATTAATGGAGAATAATATGGAAAACGAATACCCTGATAGTCTTAGGATATTTCCTAATAATGAGAACCCTGATAGCGCAGTAGATGTGAGCGTGTTCTTTCGTGTGAAAGGCGAGGAACATAAGCTACGCATATACAAGAACAGGAACAAAGTTGAGGGTGATAATAGACCCACATACCTAGTTAAGTTGACTCTTAATGGTGAAGATTTAGAGGCAAACAGTTGGGAAAAAGTTTCTAAAGAAGGCAAGAAATACTTTCAAGGAACACCTAAAGCACCTGATGTTGGCTATCAATCACAGAAAAACACAGGTTATCAAAGCACACAAACGGCTGATGATAACTCGTTTAAACCTTCTGACGATGACATCCCCTTCTAACGATTGGGCGGACAAGGTACGTTCACAGAAGTATCTGACTTTTGTGCGTTCACATGGATGCTTAATTTGTAGCAGACCTTCGCAAGCGCATCATCTTACACACATCATGGAAGGCTCACGTGGAATGAGGCGAACAGGAGATCAGTTTGCAGTACCGCTTTGTGAAGAACATCACCGCCATTTACATGCTCATGGAAGAGAGAATAGATGGTGGGCATTGGAAGGTATAGACCCTTTGGAGTGGGTTAATGAAAAATGGAAAGAGTTCAACGAGAAGTAAAAGTTACTTTGACATCGGCTGAAATGTTAACTGCCGGACAACAAGGACTTATGCGCATGGTGCAGAATTTACGAGACAATCGCACACCTAAGTATGGTGCGCCTACAGACATGAACGCATGGTCAAACAACATATATGGCACTATGGGCGAAGCTTGTGTGGCTAAATGGGGTGGCTTGTGGTGGAGTGGTTCGCTTGGTGATTATCAGGCTGATGATGTACAGAAGTTACAAGTGCGAACAGTAGATCATAGTAAGAAAAGATTGATACTACATGATGATGATAAGGATGATAGACCTTACGTTCTTGTGTATGCAGACCCCCCTGATTTCTACATTAAGGGGTGGATTATGGGTGCTGATGGCAAGGATAAGCAGTATTGGAGCGACCCACAAGGTACAAACAGACACGCTTATTTCTTGCCTGATGATGTGTTACATAACATTAATGAATTGGAGATAGGATTATGGCTATGAAAACTTACATGATTAGAGCAGAAAGAAAAATTATTGGTTACTATCACATTAAAACTAAGTCTCTTGAAGAGGCTCAAAGACAAGCAAGTTATCAAATGGATGTGAATCCGCAGAGGTGTATGAGAGAAGAAAAGTATGACGAAATAGTTTTGCCTGACGAACCAATCTTTATTGAATCGTACAACGAGTTTACAGGTAAGGAGAAAAAATAATGAGTAAACACACATGGGAGAGCCTAGCAGAGCAAGGTCATTCACCAAAAAAGATTGAGGCTATGCTAGATGAACAAGAGAATGAACCAAAAATAACAGGATGGAAATTAGTTATCTATTGGGATGATGAAACTACTGAGGATGTGGTTGATATACCTGATTGGGTAGCAAAAATAGTTGACCAATATTTAAATGAAATAGAGGAGGAATATGTCTAGTGATATAACAGAAGTTATTGATGATGCTTGTAGAGAACAATTAGGACACTCTAGTTGGGTAATTATTAGCACATTGACTGACCAAGAAAAAGTAGGAATAGAAACACAAGGTATTTTGAAAACCTTTCAAGGTGTTGATGTTCTGTTTTATTTTGAGAAAAGCAATGTATGTGATTTTTGTAGTTGGGATGAGGGTTTATTTACAGAACATGATGGAGAACTTTATTGTGATGAATGTTTTGAAAAGCTAACAAACTTAGGAGAAGGTAATGGGTAGACCAAAAAAACAGATTAGAAAAAGAGACAGAGTATTTAAGTTTATGGACAGAGCCATAGACCTAGTTAAAGATAAATGGAGAACGTCTATCAAGGTTACTATAGCTTTAGCAATAGCATCTTTGTTTGTTTACGTGGTGTTCTTTTGGCTTGATACAGTCCAAGAGATACGTTTTGAAATCATTTACATATAGGAGTGCAGTATGACAGTAGGTAAAGATGTACTTGAGAAAGCCTTACAAGGTGTTGAGGCAAAGAAACACGCATACAGGCAGACAAGGGAGGGTACAGTAGTTTCTTTCCTTATACATCCTGATGATGTGCCTAAGTTACTTACGCAAGAATTATCTGTTAGTCAGATAGGTGCTAGGTACATGTTGGGTATTGTCAGGATGGAAGATGAATCTGATTATCCGGTAATACCGGAAGAAGTAACTATAGGTGAACGTGCATTTAAACGATCATGTTTGATATGTCGAGACCCCAGCTACATAAGTTGGGTACGTTTAAACTCTGAACGATGGATGCAGTTGTATTCTGTGGACGAGTCAGAAGAAAACGATGAGACATATGCATCTGAGGTAATCAGAAATGTTTGTGGTGTTTTGAGTCGTAAAGATTTAAAAGAAAACAAAGAAGGTCAAACTAAATTAACTGAGCATATAAACGAATTTATGCAAGCAGTAGGGAGATAAACGTATAGCTAGGTGGGAGCGAGTCTTTGTAAAATCCTTCACACTCATGTCGTCATTAAGTTAACAGAGTGAGTGGATAACTCGAAGGTTAGGACTAAAAGTAAATGAGAACTAAACCGCCATGCACTACCTAGCTACACACTTAAAAGGAATATAAATGAAAATAGACAAAGGTATACCAATACAAAAAGCAAGGTCAAAAACTAGAGAAGATATTGAGAAGATGGAAGTCGGAGACTCTATATGGGTCAAGACAAAAAAAGAATCTGAAAAATATAGACATGCAATGATGCGTTTAGGTTGGTCAGTTACAGTAAGAATGACCAAAGAACCTTCGCCTAATGGTTTTAGGATATGGAGAACAAAGTAATCTACTCGTCTAAGTCTCTGTAGTATTCTACGATGGCAAGGATATCCCTTGTGTATCTCTTGATCTCAGCCATGTTGTTGCTGATGTTCTCATAATCCTTCGTTGTAAGCGCATAATAAGCCTGTCTAGGGGCTTTACCTTCTTCGACAAGGGTAAGGTACTCTTGCATGATTTCCGGTGTTAGAACCTCCCAATCGAACTCCATCATCTGCATTTCCATAGGCAATGGAGGGTGAAACATAGGTGGTCTTTCCTCTATGTTGACTACTTCTATAGGCTTGACTGCCCTTCCCAACAACGAACATCCACTTGCCAACAGGCAAAAGCTAATCAGTATTGCTAGTTTCTTCATCTGTCTCATCGAATTGTGTAGGGTTAGTGATCTTAACTAGGTCATCAAACACTCTCTTGCTCGCTCTATTGACTCTAGTTTCTATCATTTTGGGTTTTGCTAGGGCAAGATTATCCAAGTCATGCTTAGCGAATGTCTGCTTGAGTGCGTTTACCTCACGCATAGACTCCTGATTCTTCTTTGTTAAGCTGTCTATCTGAGCATAAGTCTCGGCTTGCTGTTCTAAATTCTTTTTTATTTGCTCGTTCTGTTTAGCGACTTCAGTTTCCAGTACGATCTGGTTTGCCTGAAGCTGTGATATCGTTCCGTTTAAACTCCATATCCATATACCAGACATGACCAAAGCTATTGCGAGTCCGACACTTATTTTAAACATCATAATTCAGCAGCAGCTGCGGGCGCAGCCAACTTTTATAGTGTGTAAACATCTAGCGGTTTCTCCTTACCTTTTACTTCTAAAGGTTCTAGTTTTTTTAATATGTAATCACTCTTAATAGCAGTGTTATACCCTATAAGTATATCAACACCAGCATCTTTTGTACCACTTTCTAATCTAGCACCTACATTTACAGCATCACCTATTGCTGTATAGTCAAACCTTTGTTCACTGCCCATGTTTCCAATGACTGCATAGCCTGTATTTATTCCAATACCTATAGCAACACCCGGTATACCCCGGTCCACCAACTCATCGTTTAAACTTTCCATGTCACGCTGCATATCCACAGCACAATCTATAGCTTTATTTTCATGTGCTGGTAAGTCTAAAGGTGCATTAAATATTGCCATCATTGCATCACCTATATACTTATCTACCATACCACCATGTTTTTGCACTGCACTTTGCTGTACAGTTAATGCTTTATTCATAATATAAGTTACTTGTTCAGGCTCTAAGTTCTCTGACATAGAAGTAAAACCTCTTACATCAGTAAATAAAAAAGTAGCATATCGTTTTTCTCCACCTAACTTTAATAAATCTGGATTCTTCTGTAGCTGTTTGACCTGTCTTGGGTCTAGGTAATGCTCAAATTGTTTCTTAATTTGCTGTCTTAATTTGTATTGTTCTCTAAACCTTACATAAAAGGCAACACTTGCAGTTATAAACTGTGATATTAATGCCCAAGTTACATCAATTAGTACACCTTTTTGTATTGTAGTAACCCCATAATAAACAGTAGAAGTAAATACCACAGCAAAGAATACTAACCCGTAGGTTATACCAAACACGTTTAATACAAGCCAAACAAATACTACTGTGAATAAAAAAATTAATATCTCTAATGCCAAAGCATAGTCAGGTATGTAAGGACTATCTTGTATCAATATAGATTCTGCTAAAGCTGTTTGTATTTTATGTGGCTCTAACAAACCTGCGGGTGTAGCTAATTGTGGCATGATACCTTTTGCTGTAAATCCTACAAAAACAAATTTATTTTTTACATCCATTTCTGCAAGATTTGTTTGTGGGGTATCAACCCAACTTATCCACTTTCTTCCTAAAGAATCTACTGGCACTGGTGGCAATCCTTTTACTCTAACCTCTTCTAATCCATTATCATTTGTTTTAATTACATATGTATCAGCACCAGCCAATACTTTTAAAACTTCTGTGCCATATGTCGGTGTCCAACCATCAGGGGTACGCATAAGTAGAGGCAGTCTACGAATTAAATTATCTGCATCAGTCCGGGCTACAGCCAGCCCCTGCTGTGCAGAGCGTTTAAACAATTCTATATTCTGGATCACACCTGAAACTATCATACCTCCATTGTCATCTCCTAATATAACTGTGCCAGTTGTAGGAGGATAATCACCATTGCCCTCAAACATTGCTAGTACACTAGGAGAAAAAGATAGTGCTTCTGAAAACTCAAAGTCGCCACCAAATCTATCAGGTTGTGGAAAAGCTATCACCCAACCTACACCCATAGCA